CATCATGGGCGTCGATAAGAAAACTGGTGAGAAGAAAAATAAAATCTCATTCCCAGCAAAGGGCGAAGTATTCGACATGGATAAAGTTAAGAAGCAGTATGCAGAACCTAGAGATGCAAAGCAAGCGGCAGAACAAAAATCTTTAGTGATTGCTCTACAGTTCGATGACTTAGCAGACCGTGTAGACGTTGATACGATTGACGATAAGAAGCGTAAAAATAAAGGACATGATAGAGCAGCAGAACTATCAAACTTCCTGCGTGACTTCGGAGACGATGTTCGTAATAATCCAAAAGCACTAGATAAGCAAAAAGTTGCTCTAGCTGGTTTCCTTCTTAAAATGTCTAAACAGTCAACAGAATCAGTAGAAGAAACAACAAGTATTGAAGAAAAGATGGAAGCAATGATTGCTGAATCATTCTCAAAATTCGATATTATGTAAATCACTACACTAAAGTATAAGAAAAAAGGGGGCGAAAGCTCCCTTTTTTTATGCAAAAAACACTTGACTTTGCTAAATAGATGTAGTAATATAAGTACATGCTCTAGAGAGGATGTGTTGATATTCATTAAGGCACAAAAACTAAAGCTAATATAAATCTAACATGGCTAACATAGGCTAATATAAAGGAAAACTACAATGGCTACACTAGCAGAAATCCGTGCAAAACTGCTTGCACAAGAAAACAAAGCAGAAACTAATTCAAATCAATCACGCGGCTCAGATGCACTATACCCGTTCTGGAATATGGACAACGATAGTACAGCGACAATCCGCTTTCTCCCAGACTCATCAGCAGACAACGTATTCTTTTGGCGTGAACGTCAAGTGATTAAGATGCCATTTGCCGGTGTTGTAGGCGGCGATCAAAAGCCGATTCAAGTACAAGTTCCGTGCATTGAAATGTGGAGTGATACTTGTCCAATTCATGCAGAAATTCGTCCATGGTTTAAAGATCCATCAATGGAAGACCTAGCACGTAAGTACTGGAAGAAGCGTTCTTACATCTTCCAAGGTTTTGTAGTAACAGATCCTATGAATGAAGAACGTCCTGAAAATCCAATCCGTCGTTTTGTGATTGGTCCACAAATCTTTAAGCTGTTGAAGTCAGCACTTATGGATCCTGATATGGAAAATCTTCCAACAGATTACGATGCAGGAACGGACTTCCGTCTTGTTAAAACACAAAAAGGTCAGTATGCAGATTATTCTACATCTAACTGGGCTCGTAAAGAACGTTCTCTAAACGAAGAAGAGCGTTCAGCAATCGAAGCACATGGTCTTTCAGACTTGAATGACTTCATGCCAAAGCGTCCTACACAAGACGAAGTGAATGTTATCATGGAGATGTTCGAAGCATCTGTTGATGGTGAACTATATGATCCAATGCGTTGGGGTAACTTTTTCAAGCCATATGGTTTGGATGTACCAGAAGGTGCAGAGCCTAACAATTCATCAGGTTCATCAGCATCAAAAGCAGCACCTGCTCCTCGTCCAGCTCCAGTAGCGGCGGCGCCTGCTCCAGCGGCGGCACCAGTGGATGACATCCCATTCAAATCGAATGAGGAAGTAGCGGCAGAAGCAGTTGCAGCTCCGGCGGCAACAGCGGATAGCGGTGCAGGCAAAGATGCATCAGACATTCTTGCAATGATCCGTTCACGTAAATCAGACTAATTTTAACTAGTCAACTTGGGAGGGCGTGACCGTCCTCCCCTTTTTCACATAATTTAATGGAGTTAGACTATGGCAAAAGCATTTGATGCGTCAAAGTTTCGTAAAAGTATTACAAAAGCGGTCCCAGGAATGTCTGTGGGCTTTCGTGATCCAGACACATGGATCTCAACAGGTAACTACTGTCTAAACAAGTTAATCTCAAATGACTTCTATAAAGGTATTCCACTTGGTAAAGTGACAGTACTTGCAGGCGAGTCTGGTGCAGGTAAATCATATATTGCATCTGGTAACATTATTAAGAATGCACAGGATCAGGGTATCTTTGTGGTTCTAATCGATAGTGAGAACGCACTAGATGAAAGTTGGTTACACGCACTGAATGTAAGCACAGACGATGATAAGCTACTGAAATTGAATGTAGCTATGATTGATGATGTTGCTAAGATTATTTCAGACTTTATGACAGACTATCGCAAAGAGTACACAGATACACCTGACGAAGAACGTCCTAAGGTCCTGTTCGTACTTGATAGTTTGGGTATGATGTTGACACCAACTGACGTTAATCAGTTTGAAAAAGGTGATATGAAAGGTGATATGGGTCGTAAGCCTAAAGCACTATCAGCACTTGTTCGTAACTGTGTAAACATGTTCGGTGACTTCAACGTAGGTATGATTGCAACAAATCACACATACGCATCACAAGATATGTTCGATCCAGATGATAAGATTTCAGGTGGTCAGGGCTTTATCTATGCATCATCGATTGTTATCGCTATGCGTAAACTAAAACTGAAAACTGATGAAAACGGCGTAAAGACATCTAAAGTGCATGGTATTCGTGCCGCATGTAAAGTTGTTAAGACACGTTATTCAAAACCTTTCGAAAGTGTACAAGTAGAAATTCCATACGAAACAGGTATGTCACCTTATTCAGGTCTACTTGAATTCTTCGAAGCAAAAGGTCTTCTAGTCAAGCAAGGTAATCGTCTAAAATATACTACCAAGTCTGGTGAAGAAATTCTTGAGTTCCGTAAGAACTGGACAGATGAAAAGCTAGACCAAGTTATTGCAGATTGGAATACAGAAGACTTAGATGCAGAAGTAAATGGACTTGAAGCACTAGAAGTTGATGCTAACGGAGAAATCATCCACGATGAAAACTCTGAACTTAATGAGGTGTAAAGAATGACTAAGTACTACTCAACAAAGACTTATGGTCACAACATTGGACTATCGGCTGTTTTTAGACAGCCGTTAGCACACTCTCATTGTAAGTTCTTGCATGGGTATAGCTTACAGTTTAAGTTTATTTTCGGTTGCGAAGAACTAGATGAACGCAATTGGGTAGTAGACTTCGGCGGACTTAAACCGCTAAAGAAATGGTTAGAGGATAGCTTTGATCATAAAGTAGTGGTTGACAGGGAAGATCCTTTGTTGTATAAGTTGAGTGAACTAGAATCATGTGGACTTGCAGAACTTACATTATTTGATGGTGTGGGTGTTGAGAAGTTCGCAGAACATGCACATAAATTTGCAGACAAACTAGTTCGTGAAATGACAAATAACCGATGTTACTGTGTAAGCGCAGAGTGCGCTGAACATGGAAGTAACTCAGCAATTTTTGAGGCATAAAAAATGGCAGCAGTAGACGCAGAAGTAATTTTTGATATTTGGGAAGCGTTCAAGCCTCTCGTCCCAGCGAAAGAGCGCATGGCGGCGGCTGAACGTTTGATTAAACTATGTGATGATGTAGGTTTTCAGAAAACAGATATTGCAGAAATGTCAGAGAACGATAAGATTCTTGAAACTGCGTTTGACATTTATTTTCAAGACGATGAAGATGAATATGACGAAGACGAAATGGATGACTACGAATAATGAGTTGGTATCGTAAAATTGTCGCTGACTGGAACTCCATTCCAGCTTGTCTAGATCACTTTGAAAAGGAACTAGTAGAAGCACGATATGAAGTGAAAGTACAAGGCAATATTGAAAAGAACGCTACTGAACTCCCAGCATACGTAGAATTCCGTTTCGGTCAGTTACAGGAAATAGAAGCAATTCTAGAACATCTAAATATACAGTTACGTAAAAAGAGAAGTGAATATTTACGTAAGTATTTAGAAAATTACAACAAAGCACTTAGTAGTAGGGATGCTGAAAAGTATGCAGATGGCGAAGCAGAAGTCGTTGCTATTTCAGAACTTATTAATCAAGTTGCTTTAATGCGCAATCAATACCAGGGTATTACTAAGGGATTTGAAATTAAGCATTTTCAATTAAGTAATATTATCAAGCTACGTGTAGCTGGTATGGAAGACGCAGATATAAACAATAGATATTAAGATACACGCAATGTTGTTAAATACATTGCAATTTCGGAGAAGAGTATAAATGGGAATTCAAGTAGTCAAACGTGACGGTGACAGAGAGGAACTAGACCTAGAAAAAATGCACAAGGTCGTGTTCTTTGCATGTGACGGTATCGCTGGCGTATCACCAAGTGAGGTAGAAATTAAATCTCACATTCAGTTTTATGACGGCATTACAAGTTCAGAAATTCAAGAAACGCTGATTAAATCTGCAGCAGATTTAATTAATGAAGATACACCTAACTACCAATGGGTAGCGGGCAATCTTGTAAACTATCATTTGCGAAAGATGGTATATAACAGTTTTGAACCAGTACATGTTTTAGACTTAGTGAAAAAGAATGTAGAGCGTGGGTTCTATGATCTATCACTACTTGAAGATTACTCAGCCGACGAATGGGAAGTAATCAATAACTATATTAAACATGATAGAGATTTTAATATTTCTTATGTTGGTATGGAACAATTCCGTGGCAAATATCTAGTACAAAATCGTGTAACTAAAGATGTATTTGAAACACCGCAGATGGCTTATATGTTAATTGCCGCTACGTTGTTTTCAAATTATCCTAAGGAAACACGTATGAAGTGGGTAAAAGATTACTATGATGCAATTAGTAACTTTGATATCTCACTCCCAACTCCAGTGATGGCAGGCGTTCGCACGCCACAGAGACAATTTTCCTCCTGTGTTCTAATTGAAACTGGTGACTCGCTTGATTCAATCAATGCGACATCTAGTTCAATTGTTAAGTATGTCTCACAGAAAGCTGGCATAGGTGTTAATGCCGGTGCTATTCGTGCGATTAATTCTCCGATCCGAAACGGAGATGCGTCCCATACTGGTGTTATCCCTTTCTACAAAATGTTCCAAGCGGCTGTAAAATCATGTTCACAAGGTGGTGTTCGTGGTGGGGCAGCAACTCTGTACTATCCGCTTTGGCATTTAGAAGTAGAAGACATGCTTGTTCTAAAGAACAATAAAGGCACGGAAGACAACCGTGTACGTCACTTAGACTACGGTGTACAATTTAACAAGTTGATGTATGAACGTCTAATGACTGGCGGCAACATCACTCTGTTCTCTCCTAATGATGTCCCAGGACTATATGAAGCATTCTTTGCTGACCAAGATAAGTTCCGTGAACTATACGAGAAAGCAGAACGTAAGACATCTATTCGTAAGAAGTCAATTCCAGCAATCGATCTATTCTCTGCATTCATGAACGAGCGCAAGAACACAGGTCGTATCTATTTGATGAACGTAGACCACGCTAACGATCATGGGTCATTTAAACCTGATCTAGCACCTATTCGTCAATCAAACCTATGCTGTGAAATCAATTTACCTACAAAGCCACTAAATGACTTGAATGATCCTGAGGGCGAGATTTCATTGTGTACATTGAGTGCTATCAATTGGGGCAATATTAAAACACCAGCAGACTTCGCTAAACCTTGTGAATTATCAATTCGTGGGCTAGATGCACTATTAGATTATCAAAAGTATCCAGTATTAGCCGCAGAACTAAGCACAATGAAGCGCCGACCAATTGGCATTGGGATTATTAACTTTGCATATTGGCTTGCTAAAAATGATACAACGTATCAGAATCCTAACCTAGAACTTGTGGATGAGTGGGCAGAAGCATGGAGTTACTACCTAATTAAA